GCGCAACCGCCATGGTCATCGGTGGCCAGGAATCACTGATTGGCCGATCCGTTCGGCTGGTCTACCTGATCGGCCGCTGGTGGCTGGTCAAGATCGGCAAGCGGACCTTCACCGTGGAGATGCGCGAGTTGATGCCGCTGGAGCCACGCAAAGCCGCGATGCAAGCCTTTTAACCCCGGCGTATCTCACCGAACCCAGCCACGCGCTGGGTTTTGGTGCTGGCGATTTGGTACGCTCCAGTTTTTTTGGAGGGGAAGACGTGAAAAGCATCGCCGTTGTCGCCGTTGGCGTGTTGGCTGTAACTGGATGTGCCAGCTCAACTCAAAAATATGATCCGCCTTCTGTTATCAGAATAGAAAACTCGAGGCATATAGATAAGCCTTTCGATGCCGCATGGGACTCACTCGTAAGGCAAGTCAGTAGCGATTTTTTCGTAATCAACAACATTGATAAATCGTCGCGACTTATCAATGTGTCTTTCTCCTCACAGTCTCCAGCCTCATATGTCGATTGCGGAAGAAGCGAACGGACCTTTAAGAATGCCAGAGGGGAGCATCGATATATCTATAACTCTGCAGAAAGCTCACGTTTCACCGCTGCAAGCCCGCAAGGGGCCGCTTTCAATTTTGACAGAAATACCCACCTCAGCGGCAGAGCAAATATTTATATTGCTCCAGAGGACGGCGGGACACAGGTAACAGTGAATGCAAAATATAATCTTACAATTGATCTGTCAGTTTTTGATATGCAAGGCAGGCGTGTAGATAAAACAAGTTTCCTTGTTGATTTTTCCACAAAGCAAAGCGGGGAGAGTGAAGGCGTATCCTGTGTAAGTCGAGGAACTATTGAGCGGGATATATTAGATATGGCGCAATTGTGAGGTTATAATGAGAGCTATTATTATATTGTCATTATTGGTTCTCTCAGGGTGCTCGGTTTCCGGCTTGCAAGAAAAGAAGCCCTTGTTTGTCGGAAAAACCGAAAAGAAAGCAGTTTCTGTCGCTAGATGTATCGGGCCGAGGTGGCAAGACATCAATCCGTCTACGTCGGTAACTGAAACAGAAAAAGGATATCGGGTTCTGGTCTCTGACAGCTCTTTTGGGGCGTTGGTGCTGGCTACTATTGTGGAAGGCAGCGATGGCGCATCAGCAACCATTCAGGCTTCTTCGGCCTTTGGAGCTGCGAAAGACTTCGTACGTGCAGCGAAAGGCTGCATGTAACACATCCGAAACTCACAGGCCGCCTTCGGGCGGTTTTTTATTGCCCGGAGAAAAGCATGGCTGCGTCAGTCCTTGAGTACACCCCAATGATGACCGTGCAGTTGTACGGAATTCTTCGTCAGTTCGAGCCGAAGCCGGAGCCAGGGCGGCCGCGCGGCATCAGGCTGGAGGTAAAGTCGGCTGCTGAAGCTATCAGGGCTCTCTGCATACAGCTCCCCGAACTGGAGCGTTTTCTGGCCAATGCCCATATGCGGGGCCTTGAGTTCGCAGTATTCCGAGGAAAACGAAACATTGGAGAGGAAGAACTTCAGTTCGGCGGTCCGGAGGTTCTGCGTATTGCCCCGGTGATGCGCGGCAGAAAGCGTGGTGGCGTGTTTCAAACCATCATCGGCATCGTGCTAATCGTCGTAGGTGCGGCAATCAACTACGTATCAGGCGGATCGCTAGCTTGGCTTGGGACGCCGATGATGAAAGTTGGGGTGGCTGTCGCGATTGGTGGTGTTGTGCAGATGCTGAGTCCTCAAATGTCTGGACTCAACCAATCCGCCGCCCCCGAAAACCTCCCCAGCTACGCCTTCGGTAGCGCTCGGAACACTACCGCCAGCGGCAACCCGGTCCCGATCTGCTACGGCAAGCGCCGGTGGGGCGGGGCGATCATCTCGGCTTCGATCTATGCAGAGGACAAGGCATGATTTCCTTGCTGAATGACATGGCTGATTTGACGTTGGATGATATCCACGTCACTGACGGCATGATCGAAGCAGGCTTGGCTGTGCTTGAAGAAGTCGATGAGTTACCGGTCAGCCATTTCAGGCTCGAAAGAGCTTTTCAGGCGATGTGTGTGCGTGCGCTGCAAGAAGAAGCTCGCGCGAATACTGACCTGTCAAAACGAGCATGTTCATGCTTATTGCCTTGAATATTTTCATGAGCATTAGGCAATGATCGCGAAGCTCCGTCAGGGTGATTGACTCGTCTTTGGTGTTTGCTCGCGGTCGAACCAGGTTGGTCTGGGTAGCTATATCTCCCTCATTCAGGCCCCACTGCCAATGAACGATTCGATGACGGATAGCTGATAGCTGATCAAACTGTCCAAGCACAGCAAGCAAATCTGCTGAGGCCTGCACATCGATGGCAGCTGCTCGTTTCACCTTTGATCTTACGAATCGCTCGATCCCAGCCATTGAAATGTTGGCGTCGACGATAAGCTTCTGAGCTTCCTCATTTTCAATACCAAGAAAATGAGAGAAAAGACCGGCGATCTGCCACTCAACCATGGAGTAGTTGGCAACAAATTGGCCGATCGCGTGGAGGTGTTCGTCAGATGGTCCGCAATCGTACTGACGCGGCCAGTCGATAATCGCGGCTGGGCGCGGGGAAAAAACGCTCTCTGCCAAGACCTTCATCCTTGAATTAAATGTCGGCCGCCAACGCTACTACAGCCGATACGTTTTCAGTAGCTGATCGTTTGTCCAGTTAGCCCGCTCCGGCGGGTTTTTTATTGCCCGCAGGAAAGCACATGAACGCAGCAGTAGACATTCGTGGCCGCAAGGGCGGCAGCAGCAAGCCCAAGGCGCCGTACGAGGCTGCCGACAGCCTGCAGAGCACAGCGCGGGCGAAGATCCTGATCGCCGTGGGCGAGGGTGAGTTCGACGAAGCCCCGGATGCGCGGAACATCTATCTCGACAACACGCCGCTGGCCAACGCAGATGGCGGGCTGAACTTCACCGGCGTGACCTGGGACTGGCGCTCGGGCTCGGTTGATCAGTCGTATATCCCTGGCATCCCCTCGGTCGAGAACGAGACCACGATCAACACCGAGCTGCGCAGCGATGCCGCCTGGGTGCGCTCGATCAGTAACACCCAGTTGTCAGCCGTGCGCCTTCGCTTCGCCTGGCCAGCACTGCAGGCTCAAGACAACGAGGGCAACGTCAACGGCTACACGATCCGCTATGCGGTAGACGTGGCCACCGATGGCGGCCCTTACGTTGAGGTACTGAACGAGGCGGTATCCGGCAAAACTACCAGTCGCTATGAGCGCTCGCGTCGTATCGACTTGCCTGAAGCTTCGAGTGGCTGGCAGATCCGCGTCCGTCGCCTGACCGCCAACCAGAACAGCAACCGCTATGCGGATACGATGATCATCGCCGGCTTTACCGACGTGATCGACGCCAAGCTGCGCTATCCGAACACCGCGTTGCTGTTCATCGAGTTCAGCGCAGAGCAGTTCTCGAACATTCCGCAGGTGACCGTGGAGTGCCGTGCGCGCCGCGTCCAAGTGCCGAGCAATTACGATCCGACTACCCGCACCTACTCTGGTATCTGGGATGGCACGATGAAGCAGGCCTGGACCGACAATCCGGTCTGGCACACCTACGACATCGTGACGAACGATCGCTTCGGCGTCGGCAAGCGCATCAAGAGTTGGATGGTCGACCGCTGGGAGATGTACCGCATCGCGCAATACTGCGATCAGCTGGTGCCGGACGGAAAGGGCGGCCAGGAGCCGCGCCACATCTGCAACTTCAATCTGCAGAGCCGCACGGGCGCCTGGGAGCTGTTGCGCGACTTGTCGGCGATCTACCGGGGAATGACCTATTGGGCGCAGGGTCAGCTGCGGGTGCAGGCAGATATTCCGCGTGCGACCGATTTCGACTTCGCCTTTACGCGGGCCAACGTCATCGACGGCCGGTTTAGCTACGGCTCAGCCAGCGAGCGCACCCGCTACAGCCGCGCCCTGGTGAGCTACGACAACCCGGCGAACAACTACGACACGGACGTGGCGGTATCCACCGATAAACGCCTGCAGCTGAGATATGGCGACAACCCGGTTGAGATCAGCGCCATCGGCTGCACGCGAGAGAGCGAGGCGCAGCGGCGCGGGAAATGGGCGCTTCTGACCAATAGCCAGGATCGCACCGTGACGTTCCGGGTCGGCATGGATGGCCAAATTCCATTGCCTGGGTATGTCATCCCAATTGCGGATTCGCTCCTCGCTGGACGGGAGATCGGCGGGCGCATCAGTACGGTGGCGGGGCGTGTGGTTACGCTCGATCGCGATACACAAGCCAAGCCAGGCGATCGCCTGATCGTGAACCTGCCCAGTGGAAAGGCCGAGGGGCGTACCGTGCAGAGCGTTTCCGGCCGCGCCGTGACGGTTACCACCGCCTATAGCGAACAACCCGAGACGCAGCTGGTGTGGGCGCTGGATGCTGATGATCTGGCCGTTCCGCTGTATCGCGTCATGAAGGTCAGCCGGCCGGAGCAGGGAGTATTCGAAATCACCGCACTGCAGTACGAGCCGAGCAAGTTCGCAGCGATCGACACGGGCGCGAAGCTGGAAACCCGTCCGGTGAGCGTGCTGCCGACTGGCGTGATTGATCCGCCGGCGAGTGTAAGCATGACTACGTTCAATGCGGTGGATCAGGGAATTGCCGTCACCACGATGACGATCAGTTGGCCGGCAGTCAGTGGCGCCGTGGCCTATGACGTCGAGTGGAAAAAGGACGATGGCAACTGGGTTCGCCTGCCTCGTGTGGGAGCCTTGGGCGTGGATGTCACCGGCATTTACGCAGGGCAGTACCTAGCGCGAGTGCGAGCGATCAGCGCGATGGAAATCGCCTCGATCTGGCGGACCTCCGATCTGACCACCCTTGAGGGGAAGACCACGCCGCCGCCTGCGATCGCGTACCTGAACGCCATCCCGGAAATCTTCGGCATCACCCTTCGCTGGGGGTTTCCAGCAGAGGGCGCCGCAGACACCGCCTATACCGATATCCAGTACGGGGCCAGCCAGAGCGAAGCCACTGCGCTTTCTCTGGGGCAGTTCGCCTACCCAGCCAACACCCACACCATGACCGGCCTGGCCGCAGGCGTGACCTTCTGGTTCCGGGCTCGCCTGGTAGACCGTACCGGAAACATCGGCCCGTGGTCTGGCTGGGTGATGGGGCAGAGTAGCGCCTACGCCTCGGTGATCCTCGAATACATCACCGGCCAGATCACCGAAACCGAACTGGGACAGCGGCTCAACGAACGCATCGACCTGATCGACGGCAACGGCCCCGGCTCAGTCAACGAGCGCATCCAAGATGCCGTATCGCAGGCCGTCGACGCGCTGGCCTACGACCCCAATCAGCCCTATACGGAGGGTGATGCTGTCCGTGGTGGCCCCAATGGCCGGAGGCTATACCAGGCCCTCGTAGACGTGCCAGCAGCGCCGGACGGCAGCAACGCGCCGCCGAACGACAATCTGTGGATGGACGTCGGCCAGGTAGTCGAGACGGCCAATGGTCTCGCAGTTCAGGTCGCGGAGAACACGGCCGGCATCAGCGTGCTCGATGGGATCGTGACGGCCACGGCCTCGAGCCTGTCCGTGTTGCAGGCTGCCTACCGGGATGATGACGGCGAAGGCGAACTGGCGGACGCCTTGAAGGGGTGGGACTCAGCAGCGCGCATTACTCAGGTGGCCCGGACAGTGGCGACCGAGAACATGGCCATGGCCGAGCAGATCAACCAGCTCGATGCGGCGGTGGGCGACACTTCGGCAGTTGTCCAGCAGACCTCGCAGGCGCTGGTTGACCTGGAAGGTAAGGCGTCAGCTCTCACGACGATCAAGACGCAAACAACGGTCGACGGACGCACCGTCATGGCTGGCCTCGCGATCGGCGTGGAGGGTGAGGAGCAGGAAGCGCAGATTCTGGCGTTCGCCCAGCGCTTCGCCATCCTGGATGAGTCGAGCGGGGAGCTGATCACTCCGTTCGTGGTTCAGGGCGGGCAGATATTCGCGAACTCCGCGGTATTCAACCAGGCCGACATCGTGAATCTGATCGTCACTGGAGAGCTGCGGTCGCCGGATTACGTCCAGGGCCAGCAGGGCATTCGCATCAACTTCGTGACCAATGAGTTCGAGGTGAACGGGTCGGTTCCGGGCGAGGGGAGGATCACGATCAACAACAAGGTCATCACGGCTTATCACCCCAATGGGGTAAAGGGCCTTGAATTCGGCATCGGGGGCTGAAGATGGGAGTGATCTACCGGTCCTACGACGAAGAGGGCAGGCTGCTGCTGCGAGAGACAGGTAGCGTGAGCAAGGTGCTCGGTAAGTTCGCTATTCCGGCGCAGAGCAGCGGCAGCCTTACGGTAACGATCGATCTGCCAGGCACCGTGTTTTTCGTGATCGTCCCGGTTCCGAACCCTGGCGGAACATTTCTCGGCAGTCGCCCAGTCGTGGTGTACGACGGCAACGGAGTATTCAGTTGGATATTCGCAGGGACCGGCGGCTGGACCGGGGGCAGCTATGAAGTCCACTACGGGGTGTACTGATGGGATTCTTCAGAACGTGGGACGAGACAGGGAAGAATCTCGTTGACTCGGACTATGTGACGTTCGGTCTGATCAAGTCAGGGTATATGACGTATCTGACGTCTGTAGAGCAGATGCAGCGCAGATATCAGAATAACAACGACTATTATCCTACTGGAGTTTTCGACAGCATCCACGGATTCTCAGTTACTGCTGAAGCGCCCCTCGTTTTTGTTTCAGGCAGGGCAATACTTCAGCAGATAATTAGAACCGGAAACACCTTTACTTACTGGTACGCCCATGCATCAACCTCGGTTAGATACTATGTGTTCGATCCGATGCGGGACATGGGGCCGGGGTCTGCGAAGATGCGTCTGTGGGATTACGTCGGGGTATGCACTTTGGATACTGCCATGCCATTTATGGATATCGAAGGATCACGAACGGCAACGCTTCCAAGCAAAGTAAACGGAGTGCCGGACGGATGGAGAGGATACGTCGGTGGATCAACCGTTCGCTGGGGAAACAGGTATCTATTGGACTCGCTATCCATGCCAGTCGGCGGGGATTGCGCTGTAAGCAATCAGTGGTCTAGGGCGATGTTCCATACCGCAGATACTCCAACGGTCCAAATATCCGCAAAAGAAGGTGCATATGGCGAGGGAGGCAATCTGGTTTTCGCGATGGCTACCGAAGCAGGTTGCCATATAAACCCGTTCCATAAAGCGTACTTTCCCTGGACGTTCTTCGATATACCCACCGCGAGACTGCCAAGCGCGAGTTACATCGACGCATCCACGCTCCCGCTACCGTTTGGATGAAGTCTGACGTAGCGCGAAGAAGATAAACACCAGAGCCCGCCACGAGCGGGCTTTTTTACGCCTGGAGAAAAGCATGCCCTGGTACAACCAAGGAACAGTCGATGTCACGACCAATAGCGACACGGTCACCGGGACCGGTACGGCGTTCAGCGCAAATGCCCGGGTTGGGGATGCCTTCCGTGGCCCAGATGGCCGCTGGTACGAGGTAACCAATATCGCGAGTGCGACGGTCCTTTCGATCGGCCCCGCATATGTTGGTGAGAGCGTCAGCGCAGGGCCGTACTCCATTGCGCCCATGCAGGGCTACGTGAAGGAGTCAGCCGATCGACTGCGAAAAGTGGTCGATGAGTTTGGCGCGATACTAGCCGAGATGGGCACATACGGTCCGACGCTGAAGATCGATGCAGTTGGTCTCTTGGCGGACCGCGATCAATACGACTCATCCAGCGCGGGCTTCACCTTCTACGCCAGCGACAGCGAGCAGCTTTACCTGAAGCTGTCGTCGACGCTTGGCGATTGGTCAGCTGGTGCACCAGTAGCGCGAGGCCCGGCAGGCGAAAAGGGCGACACAGGCGACGTGACGCCAGAGGCCATTGCAGCGCGTGATACCGCTCAAGCGGCCGCCGATAGCGCAGACGACAGCGCCCAAGCCGCTGCCGACAGCGCCGCAGCCGTAGCCGCTATTGGGGCAGGGTGGACTCCTGTCATAGCGCTAGTCGACGACGTCGACCGTACCGTGATGCAAGTTACCGACTGGACTGGTGGCGAATCGAACAAGCCGCCAGTCGGCATGTACGTTGGCCCTTCTGGCTTCGTTGCTACCGCCGCTGAGGCGACCAATATTCGTCCCCAGGGAGGCGGAACGGTCTCGTCTGTGAATGGAGCCGGCCCGGACGCAAACGGCAACGTTCAGTTGGGCACTGCTGCGGAAGCAGGCGTTCAAACCTCTCCAACCGATACTACGCCAGGCGCACTGATGCCGGTGGGGGCGTTTGGGTTGGGTGGCCCAGCAGTTGGTCTATCGAATCCAAATTTAAACGACGAGCGCCCGACAGGCTTCTACTACTGCGGCAACCCAACCAACGGGCCAGGCGAGAATGGGTGGCTTCTGCATGAAAACATCGAATCAGCTGGATACGCGACGCAAACCTATAAATTTGCGTACTCCGCTCGCGTTTTCAGTCGAACGCAAACAAATGGTACATGGAGTGCTTGGGTCGAGGCCTGGCATACTGGAAACCTACCCGTCACGGGGTTCGCTAAAACCCTGCTAGACGACGCTGATGCGGCAGCTGCGCGGGCGACGCTGGGGGCGCCAGCTGGCGTTGACAAGCAAATCTGCACCACTTGGGTCAACTTCAACGGCACCGGAATCGTCGCGATTCGCGATAGCTACAACGTGAGCAGTATTGAGGATGGCGGGGTAGGTGTTTACACGGTCAACTTCCTGACACCAATGGCTAATTCGAACTATTCGGTAGCGATCACTACAAATGCTAGCGGAGAGCCATCTGCAGTAGCCAAGCTGCGCTTCAACCAGATTCCTGGCGTGACTGGATTTACAATAGACAATATGACGCCAAGCGTAGGTGTCAATGACGCTACGGTGGTTTGCGCAACAGTCCATGGAGGTCGCTAATGGATGAAAAAATTGTTTTTGTCGGCTCAGATGGCGCGCTAAAGATCCTCACACCCGTGATCCCTCAGTACATTGCTTCAGGCGAGCTAGCTCCTGTGCAGCTAACGGTTGAGCAGATCGGCCAGAAGGACGTGCCATCCGGGGTGCCGTTCTGGATCGTCGATGCCGCCAGTATTCCCGCCGACCGCACGTTCCGCGGTGCGTGGGAGTTGGACGTTGCCGCAATTGGCGGTCCGTCTGGATTTGGCGCGACCTACCAGCCGGAGGGAGCAGCATGATCATCATCAACAGAACCAGGGCGGAAGAATTCACCCGTGACCGCCTGCGCACCGAGCGTAAGCCAAGGCTGGAAGCACTTGATGTGCAGCTCATTCGCGCCTTGGAGGCCGGGCAGGACACTACCGCAATCGCTGCCGAGAAGCAGCTGCTACGTGACGTGACCGCAAAAAACCTTTCCAGCCTGACCATTGATCAGCTAGCCATCCTTACCCTGGATGAGGCGTTGGAACTCTAGCCCGCCCACGACACGCAGCCCCGCCAGTCGGGGCTTTTTATTGCACGAAGGATTTCCCATGACCCTCTCTGAAATACGGGAGCGAGCCATAGCGCCCGCTCTCGCGCTGCTGCCTGCGCGAATGTCTAGCGACATGGCAGAAGTTCTCTTGCTGGCCATCGGCTTGCAGGAAAGCGGCTTGATTCATCGCCACCAGCTCGGCGGGCCTGCGCACGGGCTGCTGCAGTTCGAGCGCGGCGGCGGCGTGCGCGGCGTGATGAACCATCCGGCGAGCAAGGACCATGCGGCGCGTGTCTGCGTCGAGCGGGGAGTTGAGCCTACGGTCGCGGCCGCATTCGATGCGATCGAATTTGATGATGTGCTGGCGATGGCGTTCGGTCGACTGTTGCTCTGGACTGATCCCAAGCCGCTACCTGATGTGCAGGACGTAAACGGCGCATGGGACCTGTACCTGCGCGTATGGCGACCGGGCAAACCCCATCGTCACACCTGGGGCCGCCACTACGCCGCGGCTGTGCGTGAGGTGGTGAGGTGAGCGCCTGGCTGAAGGTGATTCCCGGCTGGGCCTGGTGGGCCCTCGCTGTGCTGCTGGTCGCCGGGGTGCAGCAGTACCGCGTGATGGACGCCAAGGGCGAGCTATCTGACGCGCGGGCCGAGTGGTCAGAAGCCGCACGCAAAGCCGAAGTCCGCGCCAGATCCGAAGAACAACGCCGCCATACTGCTATCGAGGGGATACGCCGTGACGCACAGGAAAAGATTGCGGCAGTTGCCGCTGATGCTGCTGCCGCTGATGACGCTGCTAGCCGGCTGCGCGCACGAGTCGCCCAGCTATCACGCCGCCCCGCCAGCTGTCCCGGTGTTGCCGATGGAGGCGAGGCAGCCGACGCTGCCCGAGATCTGCTTGCCGTCATGCTCGGCCGGCTTGATGAGGCTGCGGGAGGAGTTGCTGAGTTTGCCGACCGAAGCCGAGCGGCCGGACTGACTTGCCAGTTTGCGTATGAAGCAGTGAGGGGGAATTGAGATTGCCCGGACGGGCTGAGAGGGGGGGGTGGTACAAATACCAATTCTTGTACCAATCGAGGGTGGAGTGGGGCGTTTATGGGGCTTTGAGCGTGCCGCGCTTAACGGTGCAATGCCTCCTTCACACCCCATAGCACCCTGCTTTACTATACCCGGCAGTATAAGTATTCCAACCCGCTCAGCGACAGAGAGAGTTTCGCCGTGCCCCGCCCAGTTCTTCCCTTCGTTTGTGTGCTCGCGAGTGCGTTGTTGCTGACGGCCTGTGGCGACGATGTCGCCGTGGAGGTGCCTGCTCGCCCGGTGATGGTGATGCAGCCGCAGCCGGCCGGCGAAACCCTGGAGAGCTACCCCGGCGCCGTGCACGCGCGCTACGAGCCGGAACTGGCGTTCCGCATCGGTGGCAAGGTGGTCGAGCGGCTGGTCGAGGCCGGCGACCGGGTGAGCAAGGATCAACCCCTGGCCCGGCTCGATCCGCAGGACGTGCGCCTGCAGCTCGACGGCATGCGCGCCCAGGTGGCGGCCGCCGAAGCCAACCTGCGGGTGGCCAAGGCCGAACATGACCGCTACAAGACGCTGCTTGGCCGGCAACTGGTCAGCCAGTCGCAGTTCGACAGCGCCGACAATGCCTATCGCTCGGCGGCCGCCCGCCTGCAACAGGCGCGGGCCGAGTTCGAAGTCGCCAGCAACCAGGTCGACTACGCGGTGCTGCGCGCCACGCGCGATGGTGTGGTGGTGCAGCGTCTGATCGAGGTGGGGCAGGTGGTGGCGGCGGGGCAGGTGGCCTTCGTCCTTGCCGCCGATGGCGAGCGGGAAGTGGCGATCGACCTGCCGGAGCAGTCGCTGGAGCGCTACAAGGTCGGCCAGAGCGCTTCGGTCGAGCTCTGGTCGCAACCGGGACGCCAGTATTCGGGCCAGATCCGCGAGCTTTCGCCGGCGGCCGATGCGCATTCGCGTACCTTCGCCGCACGTGTCGCTTTCAGTGACGAGGATGTAACGGCGGAACTCGGCCAGAGTGCCCGGGTGACGCTGCAAAGCGCCGGCGCGGCGGCGCTGGCCGTGCCGCTGTCGGCGCTCAGTGCCGAGCGGGGCGTGGCCTATGTCTGGCGGCTCAGGCCCGACTCCACCGTGGAGCGCGTCGAGGTGCGCACCGGCCCCTATGGCGAGCGGCTGGTGCCGGTGCTGGAAGGTCTGCGCGCCGATGACTGGGTGGTGATGGCCGGCGTGCAGATGCTTCAGCCGGATCAGCCGGTGCGTCCGGTCGACCGCGACAATCGTCCTGTCGCGCTGGCCGCCGAGGAGTAGCCCGATGCGCTTCAATCTTTCCGCATGGGCGCTGGGCAACCGCCAGATCGTCGTCTTTCTCATGCTGCTGGTGGCGGTGCTCGGGGTGCTGTCCTACGGCAAGCTGGGGCAGAGCGAGGACCCGCCGTTCACCTTCAAGGCCATGGTCATCCAGACCAACTGGCCGGGCGCCAGCGCCGAGGAAGTATCCCGGCAGGTCACCGAGCGCATCGAGAAGAAGCTGATGGAGACCGGCGAATACGATCGCATCGTGTCCTTCTCCCGCCCCGGCGAATCCAACGTGACCTTCATGGCACGCGATTCGATGCACTCCGAGGAGATTCCCGAGCTCTGGTACCAGATCCGCAAGAAGATCGGCGACATCCGGCACACCCTGCCGCCGACCGTGCAAGGCCCGTTCCTCAACGATGAGTTCGGCACCACCTTCGGCAATATCTATGCGTTGACCGGCCAGGGGTTCGACTACGCGGTGCTCAAGGACTATGCCGACCGCATCCAGCTGCAACTGCAGCGGATCGGCAACGTCGGCAAGGTCGAACTGCTCGGCTTGCAGGACGAGAAGATCTGGATCGAACTGTCCAACCTCAAGGCGGCCACGCTCGGCGTGCCCCTGCAGGCCGTGCAGCAGGCGCTCGAGGCGCAGAATGCGGTGAGTGCGTCGGGCTTCGTCGAGACCCCCAGCGACAGGGTGCAACTGCGCGTGACGGGTAACTTCGAGACGGTCGAGCAGATCCGCGATTTTCCCATCCGGGTTGCGGGCCGTACCTTCCGCATCGGCGACGTTGCCGAGGTCTATCGTGGCTTCAACGATCCGCCGGCGCCGCGCATGCGCTTCATGGGCGAGCCGGCCATCGGCCTGGCGGTGGCGATGAAGGATGGTGGTGACATCCTGATGCTCGGCGAATCGCTGGAAGGCGAGTTCGCCCGCCTGCAGGCCGAGCTGCCCGCCGGCATGCAGCTGCGCAAGGTGTCCGATCAACCGGCGGCGGTGAAGACCAGCGTCGGCGAATTCGTCCAGGTGCTGATCGAGGCCCTGGTGATCGTGCTGCTGGTGAGCTTCTTCTCGCTGGGCGTGCGTACCGGCCTGGTGGTGGCGTTCTCGATTCCGCTGGTGCTGGCGATGACCTTCG